AAGCCGGAAAGCCGCTTAAACCAACGCGGTACGGTCCGTGTGGCACAATCTATGTCGTCGCAGTTGAGCTTGTCGCAAGTCCTAGAGTGGCGCGCCTTGACCTGTTTTGGGTCGCAACCGGGGATCGGGCGTAGTTGCGTCCAACCCGCGCTATCGCAAATCCAAAACACCGCACGCCACTTTGTGCAACGGTAGCTGTGTAGCGCGGCTTTTTTGATTAAGTGCAACGCGGTTTTTAGCGGGCCGCCGTAGTACGAGGTAACTAGACATTCGCACTCCATGGCGAGAATTGCCGGGATTTTGTGCATGAAGCTCGGCTTGGAAATCCGGGCCGCCCAGCGCTCGTAGGCTTCCTTATTGACGGGGCGCGCCGTTTTCATTCCTCGTACCTCCACCCCAGCGTATCATCCACCCGCCAGCCGATGATGAAGTTGCCCGCGCGGGTTTCGTCCGTGAGTGTTTCGTCGGGCTCGGCGTGGAGTTCCTGGGCGAGCAATATGGCGCGCATCGTGATCGGGTCAAAAGTTTTAACTGCTAGAAGCCGCTTTCTCATATGGCTCGGGTTCGGGGCTCCGCAAGCGTGAGCAAGATACGTTAGGCTCCCCCTTGGGCCAGACGAGATAATGGCTTGAAACAGAGATTTTAAAAAATCTGCGTCTTGATCTGTTTTTTGAGTTACTTTTAGCGCCTTCGGTTTGCGCGCCAGAGAGATGCTCATGGATTTTAAATGTGCCTCCACGTTTGACGCTTTATGATACACCGCACGCATAGCCGAGTGACGCCGTATTCGTCAGCTATGGATTGCATTGGGGTTCCGCCTTTAGCGTAGCCTCCTGGTTTGTATTTTGACCGAATCTCTAATACTTGATGCTCTTTTAATTTTGAACTCCCTACGCGACTGCCGCGCGCCATTCTTTCTGGGCATACTCTCCACCCGTGCCGCTCCCATGTTGCCCTTCTTCCTCTTCCCTTGCGCTCTCTGTCTGTATTATTTTCCCCGGACGTTCCGGCAAACAAATGCTCAGGATTTACACAAGGGGGGTTATCGCACTTATGCAGGGCGCACTCTCCTGGGAGTAAAATACGGTTGTGAATCTGAAACATTAGTCGATGGCTTGATATTTTGTTTCCGAATGAGCTTATTTGCCCGTATCCCTGATGGCTCCTTGATCCGCCCCAAGTCCAGCAGGGGCCGAGTTCGGGGCGTATAATTGGTCCATTTTTGTTGATTTTTTCCTCAAGCCAGTTTGTCGCTTCTTTTGTAACGCTAAACGTGCTTTCTCCAGGTTTAATCGACCAGAAAGGGTCTTTGCTTCTGACTTTGCCATCCCGCCCTTGGCGCAAATTTGCTTGTGTGTCAGCATTGCTCATTCCTCCATTTTACACAATAACTAGTTATTGTCAAATCCCTATGCGGGCCGCCCGCAATCAACGCCTGAAACACCGAACGCAAAAACTCCGCGTCCTTATCGGGCTCCGGTTTGGGTTTAGGCGGCTTGCGCTGCGCGGTGACGCTCATGGGTGTTGGTACTTTAGCCTTGCGGGGCGGGTGCGTCAATCACTTGCGCGGATTTGGCGGCCTTTTCCATTTGCTTGATTTCGAGGCGCAACTTGTCGTTTTCCAGCTTGGTGCGGTTGCAATGCGAACACCCGAAAGAAAGGGCGAGGATGATAACGGCTAAACCGCAGGCTTCTCCAAAGTTATTGTTCATCTTGGTTATTTGTTAAGTGCGCCGAGTTGCGTGGAATGTAGCAGGCAAAGCCAGTCCTCGCCGTGTTGCGTGTGCGCTGGGTTTTCGCACAATCCGAAGACGTTGCGACCCCGGCGTTTTACTTGCGCGCTGCACCAATGGTCCGCCGGGTCCGGTGCTTGCGGTACGCTGCCCTTGCGGGGCTTGTAGGTGACGAGGTACGTGCGCTTCCGGCCCGGTTTTACGGTTTCCAGCAGTAAATTGTTCCCCGCCGCGAATATCCCGTAGGTTTCGCCATATCTATCCGCAAGGGTCCGCAGTGTTTGCACGTAGTCGGCGGGCAGGTTTAGCCGGGTCGGGCGCTCTACCGGGGGTATGAAGTCGGCGTATCCCATATCAATCAAAATGGAGGTTCCGTGGTTTCTGGTGGCTCGTTAACTGCAACCGTGACGAGTTCGGTAGTTTCCTCGAATAACGGCGCTAGTGCGGCTTGGAATTCATCAAGCGAAAGGATGTCGCGCAATCCTTCGGCGGTCAATCCGTCTAAGAACTCCTCTACTTCGATTTCGCTGGCGTAGATTATTTTCCAACCATCCGCTTCGAATTCTTCTGCCGATTTGTCGATCACGCGCGCCTTCGCCCCGTGAATCGTAATATATAAATCCCCGCCTGCCCCATCGTCCTTATCCCGGATGATGCTAAACAAAGGCAGCGTTTGACGTTGTTCGCCGAACTCCATCCCAACCAAGGACGGGTCTACCGCCGCGATGACTTCCGCTAAAAAAGCGGCATAGTTTGAACTTACACTGTGTCTGTCTTTGGCCTCCTTAATGCTTGCCGCTACCTTCTTTTTGCGCTCCTCGTCTTGCGGGGTTGCTTTTTTCGCGCGCCCGGATTCGGTAGCCGCGAGGCAAATCGGGAGTAACGCGGATTTTACCAAGTTGTGTAGCGGTGTCATTTGAAGGTGGCGCGGCGGTTGGGGAGTAGGGCGATTACGTCCGCACGGGAGATGGCGCGCCCGGATTCGTCCCGGAATCCGTTATGGAACGAAAGGTTGCGCATCCCGATTACATCCGGGGCGTGGGCGTTTTCAACGAGGTCGCCCTCCGCAATCCCGATTTTCGTAACGGTTGCGCCGCCGCACCCTACCGGCTTGCCTTTTGTTTCCGCTACGGTCAATGTGACGTTGCGGATGTGCCCATGGGTAAAGTGCCGCAAGGGTTGGTTATCCGGGCCTAAAACCGCCCAGCGCTTGGCTTGCGCGTCATAACGCACGCGGGCGTGGGTCGGAAGGAATTGTTGCTTGATGCGGCGAACGAGGCGCATGGCCGGGTTTGCCGTAATGGGTGCGGTTATTTGTTGTGGATATGTGCAGGTGCTCATGGGTTTGGGTTTTGGCATCTTGGTTTTTCGTTAAGAGGAATAGGATTGGTGAAGGTGCCCGGAAGCGACCGACCGTTGCGATGGCCCTATTGCTCCATCATTCACCCGGTTCCGCAATTCGTGCTCCGCTGTGAACGCCGTAGCCGGACACTTGCTGCGCGTTGCCTTGACGAGTTCCGGGGTGGATACCCACCTGACGTACAAAACGGGGCTTGGCGGGCCGTGTCGGCGCGCGGCGGCGCTAATTAGGGCGGCGTCCAAGTAGAGGCTCGGGCCGTGGTGACGGGTAAAGAAGGCGATGGCTTCCCGTAGGTGTAGGCCGTCGATTCGATCAAATGGATTTTCGCGCTGCATGTTCATGGGTTTTAGGTGGATAAACCGAGGGTTTCACGGAACGCTTTGGCCTTGGCTTTTCGCTCGTTGTGCTTCTCACGCATTTTTACGTAATGTTCATCACTGCGGCGTTTTGCTATGCCCGTGCCGCTCTTGCCGCCCATCTTGCCAGTCTCGGCGTAGACGTGCGATAAGGGGATTTCCTTGTGGCAGTGCGGGCATTGCATAGATTTTAGTAGTTGCCGTCGCAGAGGATGCGGACGGTTTCGGCTACGGTAAACGGAATCAAGTCCTTGGCCGTCCGGTCGCCCGGCAACCCGGCTTTCTTTAATTCGGCATTGAGCCTTGATGCGGCTTGCGCGCGATCCTTGGCGGCCACTACGGCGGCGGTGCCGACGGGATAATGCCCGGTGAAGTTGTTGCAGGTGTAAACGCGCATCTTGGTTTTTCGGTAAGTGGATTAAAAATGGAAAATCACCGGCTCCCTTACCGCCACATGGCAGTAAACTCGGGGCTCTTTCGGGTGGCGTTGCTCGTGGCGGCGGCCCGCTTCAAAGGAGAGGATGGTCACGGCTACGTAAAGGAGGAAGAGGAGGATGGTGCTGGTTTTCACGGCTTGATTTTTCCTTTCTCGACCAAGGCCAAGAATCTCTCCAAGGTGCGCGCGAATTGCTTTGGCGTGGCGGTGCCCGGCAGGCTATATAACTCGGGGTGTAATCCGCTTTGCATATGGGGCGAAAACAGCCTTTCGGATGTGTGGCGCTTCATGCCGAAAAGGATCGCCCCTATTGTCGGGAATTGAACCGCGCGCCCACCAACCATGCGCACCGTGTTGCCAATCCACGAAAGGTTCGGGGTGTCTACGTATTTACGCTTAATGACCCACTTAGTTAGGGCAGGGAATACCGCAGGGGTCCACCCGATAGCGCAGCAAACCGTGCCGCAAACGTGCCCGTTGGCTTTAGCCTCCTTTACTACCGCGCCGAAGTAAAAGTCCTTGCGCGGCATCGCCCGCAAAAACGCGATCAACTTCCGTAACCGTTTTTTGTGATAAGGTTTCATTATTCCTCCTCCTGTATAATTTGTTGCGCCGCCCGGTCCTCCTCCGCATCCGTCAAGCAAACGGGGAACCCGACGGGGAAAATCACCTCGCCCGATTCCGCCTTGATGGCTTGCGTGACTACGGCGGTGCGGATGGATACCTCCGCTACGTCGCTCCGGTTCGGTTGGTAGAAATCCCCCGTTACCTCGCAGGGGATGTCCGCGTACTCTTGCCCGTTGTGGTCGCGGCTGATTAGGATTTCGGTGGTGGTTTGTTTGCTCATGGTGGCGTTATTATCGCAACGGCTTGCGGGGTTGCAAGTATTATTTTCGGGTATTTTTACGGGAGGGATGCCGCCGGGGATCATCTTGGTTTTTCTTTAAGATGCGATTTCCATTTCCTCGGCGGGGCGGGCGTCGTCAAACATCTCGAATTGCTCGCCATCTTCGACCGCTTGGGTGAGGTTTTTGACTGCTTGCTTAAAGTAGGCGCTTTTGAGTTCAATGCCGATAGCCTTGCGCCCATTTAGCACCGCGCCGTAGCACTCACTCCCGACCCCCATAAACGGGGTGAGCACGATTTCGCCCGGGTTGCTCCAAAGCACACAGGCCCGTTCAATCACGTCGAGCTGGAGAGGGTGTACATGGCGCTCGTCATCCTGCTCCCGGCATTCGCGGTAGGGCAAAACCCGGTCAATGCGCACGTCGTCCCAAAACGCGCTCGCGTATTGTCTCCAAATCCAGTGCGAGAAACGGTTTTCGATTTGCTTGCCTTTATGCCCCTCGAAATCCTTCGCCTCTCTCGGCATCTGACGTGACCCGGCGTAGCGCAACAATCCTTCCGGGTGAGATACGGGCACTTTGTTTTCGCCTTTCTTGCGGAACATCAAAAGGTAGTCCGCGCTCGCACAATCGCAGAGCGAGGAGTCGAGGACGATTTGCTTGTGGGCGAGTCCCTTGGCCATCGTGCGATTGCGCACACCGAGCGGTTCTTTCCAAACGTGGTAGCGGGCGCAGTATTGAAAACCCGCTTTTTCGTGGAGGCGAATAATATCCCCCGGAAAGTCAATCAACCCGCTGCCGACGTTCGCGCCGACTCCCATGCGGGCGGTTTCTCCGTTGCCTGTGCCGGGCACGTCCATGCAATGCACGGCGGTGATTCTGCCGGGTTTCGTAATTCTCGAAATCTCTCGGACCACAAACTCGTAGTGCTCAAAAAACGCGCTATAGCTTTTGCAGTTTGAAAGATCGCGAGGGGAAGAAGAATAATTAAATAGCCCGCAAAACGGCGGACTATAGATAGACAAATCTACTCTTTCATCCGGAAGGGATTGCATTACGGAAATACAATCTCCGTTGTATAAAGCATAGTTTGGAGTGATTACTTGGTCGATCAGGGGCATATGAATAATTTGTTTTTGTTGGCTTTGCTATGAACCCAGTAATGGCACGGATCGCACAGCAAGACTAGGTTGCTGACTGTGCATCTCAATTCTACGCATTGAAAACTTCGGATGTGGTGAATATCGAACGCCACCTCTCGCATTTCGTTTTTTCTCCTCAGGCATCTCCGACAAGTTGCATTGTCCCTTTTCCATACTTCCGAAACGGCGGACTTCCATTCTAAAGACGAGTACACGGCTTGCCTTTCTGCGGTAATTCCTCCCTTCCAATTTGGAGTGTCGGAACCCTTGCGCCCCTTCATATACGAACCTACTTTTGGGTCGTAAGGAACCCGCCCAACAGATTTGGCATAGGCGCTCATTCTTGCTCTTGCCTCTGGCGAATGCTTTCTGCCCTTGAATGGATTAGGGGTTCCCTTTGAGGGGTTCCATACATTCCCATTGGTGCCCCGCTTTCTGGTAGGAATCCCAAAATCTATCATCCACCCGTGAACCGATGTAGGATCCCTGTTGACGATTTTGCCTATTTGAACGCAATCCATTTTTTGATTTATGTAGTGCTCAATTAGCCACTCCCTGGTCACGGGCCTTTTTGTTTTCTGCCAATCGCTTTTGCATTTATTGTCGCAAAAATGGAGCTTTCCGTTGTCGGGTCTAAGCGTCGCCTCTTGGCAGTGGTGGCATTTGAAAATTCGGTGTTTCACGCATATTTTTATACACTCCTATTCCGAGGAGTCAAATCCAATCTGGGACTAGCTCTGCTTTAGTGTGTTGTTCAAATTGCTCAATTTTCAATTCGTTGTTAATAAGGGATACGAGTTGCGCAAACATCGCTTCCGCTGCGATGGCCTTGCGGTTGACGTTTTCTAGCACGCCGCGCTCGCCTTCCGAGGCTATCATGTCGATACGCACGGGGTTTTTTTGACCGTAGCGCCAGCTCCTACGGATAGCTTGGTATAGTTGCTCAAAACTGTGTGACGGGAAAAAGGTTTGATGCGCGCAATGTTGCCAGTTCAACCCGAACCCGGCAATGATCGGTTTCGAGACAATGACCCGAATCTGCCCGCTCGCGAACGCCTCGAAAGTCTCCTCTTTAAATTCGTCCGCATCCGCCCCGTCTACCTCAACCGAATTAGGAATTAACTCCTCTAAAAGTTTCCCCTCGTCATTTAAATGGCACCACGCGACCGCCGGTTTTTTAGTATTTACGACGAGACTCGCCGCGAGTTCGCATCTTTCTCGTAAGGTACGGCGGCGCTCGGCGCGTTGTTCCTGCAATCCGACCGCCGGGAGGTCAAAAAGCACATCATCACGCGGGATGATAGATTTAACGACGTGTTCAATCGTCGAGAGTTCCGGGAGTTGAAATCCTTCATTCGTAAAACCTAAGTCAGAAGGCTGCCGCACCGCACGGGCCCAGGAGCAGACCCAGCGCCAGAAACTTTTCTCCGCGTGCCCACGAAACCGAAACTTGCCCCCGAAAGGGTCTTTACTGAATCGCCTCGCCCCGTTTCCGCCTCCACCTTGTGCGTAGCTATTATCGTTCGCCTTGAAGAACATTTTCAGCATGTCGATATAACCTAAGTCCCCGAGGGCTTCGCTTGAAGTCCCTAGCTCAATGTAATCATTCGGGGCGGGGGTAGCTGTGCAGAGTAGTCGATAAGGCAACTTGCGCATGAAGTCTGTGACCTCTGCTTTCGTTTTCCCGTCGAAGTTTTTGAGGATGCCGGATTCGTCCGCAACGACCCCGACAAAATCCGAGGGATTGAACTTGTGGAGTTGCTGGTAGTTCGTGACTACGATTTTTGAGGGCAGTTCTCCGCTGCGGGAGTGGGTGCATTCAATGCCGAATTTAGCTCCTTCGCGCACGGTTTGCGGGGCGACCGCGAGCGGGGTTAAAACTAACACCCGGCCATTCGTGTGGCGGACGACGTTTTCCGCCCAAGTAAGTTGAAGCGGGGTTTTTCCGAGTCCGCATTCCGCAAGGATCGCGCCCCGCCCCTTGATAATCGCCCACTCCTCTAGCTTGCGCTGGAAGGGAAATAGCATCTCCGGCATCCAAATCGGCTTGAATCCCGAGTTGTTGTCGATTTGAGATTTCCCGATTAGGAAACTTTTGTAATCGCGCTCCGGTTTAGTCGTCTTAGTTTTTCGTGAAGTAGCCATTTTACGCGACCTTCATCTTGCAAATCGTGACGATGCGCTGGCCGCTTTTGGTCTGAGCGGTGACGAGGTTCGCGGTGTTGAACATTTCAACTGATTCCTCCCCGTAGGCGTCGAGGGCCTCGATTAACTGTTGAGCGGGGATGCGCAGGGGTTCTTTCATCGCGTGCTTACACTCGACTTTCATTGAACCTTCATCGCCGGAGTTTTTCCGGGCGTGAACGCTGATTCCACCCTTGACCGGCTCGATAAAGATAGACCCGTCATCGCTCGATTGTTCGGCGAATTTAAGGGCTTGAATCGTCGGCGCAGTTTCGAGGGTGAATAAGGGTTGTTGGTCGTCGGGGTACATCGCGCGCTTAAAGGCGTCGATTCTCATGCGTTCCGCCATCAAGGGGAGTAGGATTTCGAAGTCCTCCCCGATAAAGCAGATCGCGGAATCGGTTGCTCCCATTTGAAAGTCCGATTTCCCAGCAATCGTCGCAAGGGCGGTGCAGGCATCGGTTGAAATCGCGGCTTCTAAATCCTCAAGTTCCGTTTTGCAGGCATGCAGTCTTTTCACGTCCGAAGCAATGCACCAAACCGCGTCGTCGATCTTGTAGAAGTAGACGCCCATCAGGGTTGCTTTGTTCGTGTCCTTCGCGGTGGCTTTCACGCAAGCACCGATAGCGGTTAAAAGTCCAGGTCCGTCAACTTGCGTATAGTCCATTTCGGGCTTGCTCATTTCCTGCCATTCCTCGCCGGATACGAGCGGGAGTTTTTGAACGGCTTTACCGGAACGAATCATCAGCGCCTCTTTTTCGATGGTCAAGGTCGCGTTTTCTCCGGGGAGGTTTTGCAGGATAGTGAGTAAGCGGTCAAACCCCACATCAACCGGGTTCTCCGTTTCCGTTTCTACCTCCGCTTCCGCCGTGACGCTGGCTAAACACTCCCCGGTGCTGCGCTGCATAGTCAAACCCGCAATATCGCAAGTGAGGCGCAGGGTGTTTCCTTGCAACCCCTTGTTTCCGGGGATTCGGCTTAATCTTGCGACTTGTTCCGAAAGGTCTTTTATTTTGGCGGTGATTTTCATGGATCGAGTGTTTATCGCAACGGCTTGCGTATTAAGCAAGAACTATTTGAGTTTATTTTCAGCCCCGGTTTCCCGCACTTGGTTTTTCGTCAAGTCGGGCGTTTTCAATCGCGGCCCGGATTTCCCGCAATCGCGCTACCCCCTCCTCGTGCGGCACGGGTTTCGGTGGTTCCGGGTACTCGGGGAAGAGGGGGAGTTGGGCGGCTTGGGTTTTGGGTGGTTTCATGGTTCGGGTTGGTAGTTTTCCTCCTCGTAAATACGGAGGCTTTCCTTGACGCGACAGGGGATGGACAACCCGGCGCGCCCCTTGGTGTTCTTCAAAATCCGTATCCACATGCGGTCCGTATCCTCCGGGTCGCGCCACGCGCCGAGCACTAATCCGCTGCTATTTTCAATGCTCCCGCTATCCTTGCCGTCCGTCAACCCGACCTCGTGGCTTTCCTTTTTCTTGGCGTCCGGGCGGCCCACTTGTGACGCAATCACGATGACCGTGTTGGTTTCGCGCGCCACGATCTTCATTTCCTCCATGACCAAGCTCGCCCGTTCGTAGCGGCTGCCCCCGTCCGCGCCGATGAGTTGCACGTAGTCCACCAAAACAACGCGGGGGCGGTGGCAGGTTTTCAGCTCCGTGCTTTCGATGATTTTCGCGAGCATGGACGGGGTGATGCGGGCTTTGTGTACGCAAACGATGTGGTCGAGTTTGCCGGTGGTGCGCCAGGGCACGGTTTTTTCCGCCCGGTAGGTTTCCTCGACATGCGCGCCGCTCGTGTCCGTGGCAATCGCGGCGAAGCGTTCAAAGGAAAGCTCCGCCGGGAGTTCCGCCTCGATAAAAAGCGTATGCACGCCGGGGTTGCTGATGGCGATGTTTTGCAAAATCATCGTTTTCCCGACCCCGGTGCCGCCCAAAATCGCCACGACCTCACCCGGTACTAAGGCCCGCACGCAACGGAGCGAGGGAAGCCAGTTGCGGAGCACGAGTTGCTGGGTTTGCGCGGTCTTGGCGTAGCGGAAGTAGTT